CGTTTCCTTATAAGTCTTTGTATTCCCACACATAGCTACCTTCTATCACAATCGCACGCTTTGTCTGTAACGCATCCCTTGCATCTCTGCGCCTAGAACGCGTGCTATCGGGTGTTTTCGCACGGTGTTTGTCGTGCCACGCCGTCACCGGCACGCGTTCCTGACCCAGTTCAACAGACAGATTGCGCAGTGCTTGCAGGGCTATTTTCTGCGGCTCTGTCAGCTTCGCACTACGCGGTTTCTTCTCCGGCATATCAGCCTGGGTCATCACCACGCTCACATCGTCTATCAGCGCGACCGGGGTCATCGTAAACGCTACGTCCGGCATTGGCTCTGCATCCTTCTGCTTTTCTGTCGCCAGCGTTACTGTCTCTTCCAGCTTGCTCACCTTGATGCTTGTATCCACAGCACCCAACAGCGCCGTGCTACCTCTCATGCCTCTGGCCGCATCCTTGCCGCTGTGGTGTATCGCCACCACCGCACATTCGCAATGGCGCTTTACTATCTCACACGCATCCACAAACAGGCCCATGTCGGTTGCGCTGTTCTCATCACCGCCGAGTAGGGCGCGCGCTACAGTATCCACAAACACCGCGCTAAACTTTGTGTCGAGGTTATCAATGGTGCGCAGCAAGCGCTCCACATCCTCTGGTTCGCGGAACCTCACCGCTGTGGGCAGAACATAAAACGGCACATCCGCTGTTAGCTTGTGATGCGCTTGCCATGCTTTGATACGCTTACCCAGGCCGCCAACACCCTCGCCAGCGATGTACAGCACCGCGCCCTGCTGTGTTGCACAGTCATGCCATGCCTTGCCATATGCCACCGACAGCGCCATATCTATCGCCAGAAACGATTTACCCGCACCGGGTGAGCCGTACAGCACGCTAAATCCATGCTTGGTTAGCAACCCATCCACCAGCCATTCCACCGGCGGCATGTTGCGCAGATAGTGTACATCATACACATCAAACACATCCGGGCGCTCTTCCTGTACGTTATCCTGTACGTCCGGGGTGTCTGACAGCACCGGGGTTGCCGCAGCTATCTCTGCCAGCCTGTCACGCGTACCGCCAGCCACCATCCAATCGTAAACATCCTGCTTGTCTGCCAGCCCCGGTATCGTCACCAGCTTGACCGCCTTGGCTACCGGCATCACGTTAGACAGCACGACTTCTGCGTGCCGCATGCCAGCCTCGTCAGCGTCCGGGACGACAATCACGTTACGCCCGGCAAACCATTTATTTAGATCCGCCGACCAATTCTTTGCGCCGCCATGGTTGGTGGTCGCCAGAAAGCCCTGCTTGATGAGTATCTGGGCGCACTTCTCGCCCTCTACCACCCACACCGCGCTGTCTTTGTCTGTGATGATGCCCGGCAGATTGTATGGGACGGGTACAACGTCCTTGATGTTCCATATCCACCCGCCCTTGCCGTCAGGTCTGCGCTGGCGGAATGTCTTTGGCTCGTATCGCACGACCTGATAGATGCACTCTCCATGCTCATCTATATAATCGTATGCCTTGCTCATGTACCGCGCCGGTTGGATGGTCTGCTGTACTTGCTTGGCTATGCCAAACTGCTTTTCTAATATCTCCGGCAGACTGCGTAGCTGTGCGCCTTCATTCACGCGCACCATGTCTATGACCCCGCCACCTTCGTTGGCCTCGAAGTCAAACCATGTGCCTTTGCGTAAGTCTACACTGCGCGACCCGTGCGTACCCCAGCGCAACTCATGGCCGCGCTTTTCCTTTGGGTCGCCCCAGTAATACCGGGCTATCTGTTCTATATATGCTGCTATATTCTGTGTCATCTTATTCCCTCTTCCCCTTTGGAAATGGTAGGGCGCCGGCAAAGGGAGGAAAACCCAGCGCCCTACCAACTGCTAGAACAGGTCAGCGCCCGTAGAGGCTGGCTGTTCAACAGGCGCAGCCGGTGTTGGAGCCGGTGCGCTAGGTGCTTCCGCACCATCAAATGCCGATGGACGCTCTGTCCACTGGCTGATTTCCCACACCGGCACCTTGAAACGCTGTTCGCCTTGCGGGGTGTTAACGGTTGTGGTCTTTGTGGCTGTCACCTTCATCACAGGACACAGGCCGGGGTTGTTCGCGCGTTCAGCCTCGTATTGATTGTGTAGCTGGTCAAACGCAGACTGCACCATTTTTGATTGACTGCTGAACTCACGCAAGCCAATCTCGCGGTTAACCAGCTTCACCCGGAACGCAGACTTGTGGTCTGGTGTCGGCTTGTCTGGCATGCGGTCGCCCAGCTTTACCATGTGGAAGTCCGGGCGGTTGCTGACAAACGCCATATAACCGACCTCGATGTTCTCCATGTCAATTGCGACCTCAAACGGCAACGCCATTTCGATGCTTTCACGCACCCATTCGCCGCCTACGTTCTCGCTCTCGACCCGGTAGAACTCACCCACCTTTGCATCGAATTTGATGATTGGCGTGATGTTACCACCCCCGCCGCTTTCATTTACTAAACCAAGTGCCATTTTCTTTTCCTTTACACTTTACTGACCAGTTGCGCTGGCCTCGCATTGCCGTATGGCAATCCCTATTTGCATCGCAATCTGTGGCACGATTGCGTTGCCTAATCCTTTAAGCTGGTCCACTCTGTTGGGTATCCCATGAGCCAGGCGACCCACTGGGGGTTCAGAGAGCCACCAATCTCCGCGTTTAGCGGCTTCGTATTGCGATTGTGCTGGCTCGCCCCACCATTGTTCTTCGCATCTTGCGCTGTCGGTGTCGGCCACATCCTCGCCTGATCCGCCAAATTCGCCCCGAATTTCAGGTCTGGGTTCGTCTTGCTTATGCGTCTGCCCTGTTCGTCCAGCTGTCTCGGCCCACCCGTTCCGTCCGATGCCCTCGGTGTCGCCCACATTTCGCCCGATGATCCAGACCCGGTCGCGTCTGTGCGGGGCATCGACACCGCAAGCCGGTACAATAAACGCCCTTGTGGCGTAGCCATCGGTTTCCAAGTCAGATAGCACCTGGTCGAGGCCCATAGAGACATGACCATAAACATTTTCGAAAACGCACCAAGCGGGTCGTTTTTGTGCAACAATCTCGCGGATGTGCGGCCAGATGTGGCGGTCATCTTCCGCGCCGAGGCGCTTCCCGGCTTGTGAGAATGGTTGACAAGGATACCCGGCAGTAAGAATTGTATCTCGTCCCCCGGCTGGGATTTTTTCTGGCTCATTTGCTAACACCTTTACATCTTCTTCGATTGGCACATCAGGCCAATGCTTTGCTAATACTTTACGCGACCACGGCTCGATGTCGCAGAACATTGCCGGGCGTGATAGGCCAGCCCACTCGAACCCCAGCGCAAATCCACCGATGCCGCTACATAGGTCGATATGCCGCATCATTTGTTCGGCCGCCTGTTTGATCTGCGCCGTTGCATTGACTGCCGCGCAGTATGTGCAGATATAACAGAGCTACGCCACTTCGGGTTGCGCCACTTGTTTGTATCATTCCTGTTGCTGGCGTCAAACAACGCCGCCCGGCGTGCCTTTAGATACGCGGCAAACTCATCCACGCTCATTTCACTCGCTAGTTTCATTGCACATCAACTCCCTCGCTACCATGCAGAAATCGTCAAACGTCATCTCGACTGCGTACTTCCAGTCATACCCGTCACCCATCTGGCGCTCAAACGTGGCCAGCATTGCCAGCGCCTCGATAGGCACGCGCCAACGCTCCGGCAGTCTATCGAATTTATAGACCAACGCCGGTATCTTCCCGGCCTTCGTTGCCGCCACGCAAACCTGATCCCAATGAGCCGGCGAGGCAAACGTGCTGCCCTGCCGGTAGCGTTTGCATTCAATTACAAACGGGAACGCGTCATCCTCGCATGTTAGGTCAGGCAAGCCAGCCTCTGCCCATTGGTCTAGCACCCGGCGAAACTCCAGCCCAAGCGCATCGTGCAGCCTGTTCTTTACGTCACGCTCAAACGATGCGCCCTTGTTGCGAGAGTTAACCATTGCGTGCCGCCGCTATCACCCGGTCTAGGTCAGACCCGTCTTTGGTCAGGCGCTTTTCTAATTCCAGCGCCAGTATCTCGTCAGCCAATGACGCCATCGACCGATGCGCAGATTGCTCGACTGCTTCCTTCAGCATCAAAACTGTCTTAGTTCTGAGCCGTAATAATGTTGGTTTTGTGTTTGCCATGATATCGCCCTGATATATTTTTGCTATCTGTGCTTTACATTATGATATCAATGTGCGATAACAAAGTTGACGGCACGTTGACCGTCAGTTGAAAGGGAAGAAAAATGAAATTCATCGTTTACTACCGCGTATCAACTCAGCGTCAGGGCCAATCCGGCCTTGGCCTTGAGGCACAGAAGCACGCTTGTGCGCATTATGACATTGTCGCTGAGTACACAGAAGTCGAAAGCGGCAAGAAGTCCAACCGCCCGGAGCTTGCCAAGGCATTGGCGCACGCTAAAGAGATAGGCGCGACACTGCTTATCGCAAAGCTTGACCGTCTGGCGCGTGATGCACGTTTCGCGCTTGAGCTAATGGACAGCGGCGCGCTGTTTAAGTTCGCCGATATGCCAGACATCGACAACAGCACACCGCAAGGCCGGTTCTTCATCACACAGTTTGCGGCTATGGCGGAGCTAGAGGCCGCCATCATCAGTGAGCGCACCAAGGCCGCGCTGGCCGCCGCCAAGCGCCGTGGCGTAAAGCTCGGCTCACCTGACCCAGCCAAGGGCGGCTCGGTCACAGGCAAGCAACGCGCCAGCGCCACCGCACAGGTAGCGCCGCAAGCCATGCCTATCATTAACGCATTGCGCAAGGCCGGTCAGAGCCTACGCGCCATCGCATCCGCGCTGAACGAGGCGCAGATACCAACCGCCATGGGCGGTCAGTGGCACGCATCCAGCGTGCGTAACCTAATCAACGCATAAGGGGATTATCATGCAGAAAGTCGCAGGAATGTTATTTATGTATGCGCTACTCAGCCTGTGGGTCATGGGCTGGATAGACATCTTCGGGCCAGAATATACTTGGTGGAATTTCATTTATCTGATGGGGAATTGATATGCTTGTTTATCTGGCCACCAATAAGGTCAATGGGATGCAATATGTCGGGGTTACCACGCGCAAAAAAATGTCGGATAGGATTAGGGAACATTTTAGATATGCGAAAAGATGCACCCCAGCGCAGGGGTCATTTCAAGAGGCTATAAAAAAATATGGCCAAGAAAATATATCTTTCAAAACTATTCAGCGC